CTGCACGCCGAGAAGTTCGAGAAGTGGCAGCAGGTCCGACGCAAGAACGGGCATCCCGGCCAGTACGAAACGTGGGGCTCGCGTCAGAAGAAGCGCGTTGACCACAACATCCAGCCGTGGGGCGGCGGGTCCAGCGGGCTGTTTGCCGCAACGGTTACGGTGGATCACCTGCTATGCACGCCGATCATCCTCTGCGGGGTACCGATGGACAAGCAGCCGCACTTCGCCGAATCGGTCGAGCACCAGCCGACGCGGGCATGGAACAGCGGCGACAGTCACTGGCGGGTGTGGAAAAAGGATAACGTAAGCCGTAGAATGATGGATCGGGTCCGCAGCATGTCCGGCCGGACACGGGACCTGCTGGGCGAGCCGGACTGCGAATGGCTGGGTTGCTTCGAGGAGGCTGCATGATCGAACCGGCGCTGACGGCCGATGAGTGGGCAAAGAAGTGGGACGGCCACGATGATGACGGTACACCGATGCGCTACACGTTCGGCGTATCGGTCTATGTGGACCGCCCTTATGCTTCCGCCGCGCTCGCGCTCCACGGCCAGCCATTCGGGTTCACGTGGGACGACGTGGACGCGCTGCGTGAGGCGGAGGTCCACGCCAACGATGAACGAGTGTCGGCAGTCGCTGACCGCATCGCTGCCCTGTTGCCGCCACGGGAGGCTGCATGACGACGTTGTTGGCAATGTTCCGGCGCTTGTTCTCGCGCAGGCCCATCGCCGTAGGGCAGACCTACGAACTGATCGGATCCAGCGATCCATGCAGTGAGGCCACGCGAGTTCGGGTCACAGAAGTGACTGCGGGGTTGGTCAGATACGGCTACGTTCTAAAATCCGGCCAGTTATCGACCACGACTTGCGACGACATTCAGTCGTTCCGCTCTTTGTACCTGCCGCCACGGGAGGCCGCATGAGCGAGACCAACGGCGTAGCGGTAGCGAACCGCGGCCATCAGATCATCCTGAACGAGATCGAGACGCTGGTACGCCAACGTGTCGCGGCGCAGCACGGTCTGCAATACGGCAAGGAACGCGACATCTACGCGGTCGGCGGCTACCCGCGAGCACTCGGCTACAAGCAGTTCCGCGACCTGTATGAACGGGACCCGATTGCCGGCCAGATTGTCGACATGGTGGCCGAAACGACATGGCGCGCGCCGCCCGAGATCAGCGAGCCGGACAAGCCGGACGGGACGCAGTTCACCGAGGCCGTCGCTACCCTGGTCGACCGGCTGGGCGTGTGGTCCATGTTCGAGCGAGCGGACCGGCTGGCGCGCATTGGACGCTATTCCGTCGTCCTGATCGGCACAGGCGCGACCGACGACGTGCTGAAGCAGCCGATGCGCAACCTGCGCGGCCCCGATGATGTGCTGTTCCTTGCGCCGTACAGCGAGGTCCACGCGACCATCGAGTCATGGGTCGAGGATGGCGCGGACTCCCGGTTCGGGTTGCCGCTAACGTACAAGATCGACCTCGCGAGCGGCGTCACCGGCTTCATGCGCAACCGGCCCGGCACGCTGGAGGTCCACTGGTCGCACTGTCTGCACATCGCCGAGGGCCTGCTTGACGATGAGGTCTACGGCCGCCCGGCGTTGCTGCGGATCTACAACGACCTGCACGACCTCCAGAAGATCAGCACATCGACGGCCGAGGCGTTCTGGCAGAGAGTGGCGGGCATCCTGCAAGCCGTGATCGGCGCCAAGCGTGAGCAGGCCAGCATTACACCGGAGGAACTGGAAGAACTGGACACCGCGCTCAAGGAACTGTACCACGATCTGCGGCGCACGTTCTACGGTCAGGACATCGAACTCAAACGGCTGGCCGAGTCGGAGCCGAACCCGGAGGCCGCTGCCGATCTGTACATGACCCGCATCTCGGCCGGGTCCGCCGTTCCCAAGCGCATGCTGTTCGGCAGCGAGACCGGCGAGCGGTCATCGACCGAGGACCAGAAATCGTACCTTGGCGGCATTGCCGAGCGCCAGAAGAACCACGCCGAGCCGCGTGCGCTGCGCCCGTTCCTGGACCGCCTGATTGCCCGCAAGGGGCTGCCGCGTCCGGGCGAGGAAGGCTATGACGTGGTATGGCCGACGCTGTTCCAGGTGCCGGAACTTGAGATCGCGGAGGCCAACCTCAAGCGGGCACAATCCGCCGCCGCCCTTACTCCAATGGGTGGCGACCCGACGCTGTCGGTCGAAGTCGACGAGGATCGTAACGTATGGCTGATCCCTCGCACGGCCGACGAGCCGTCACCGTATGCGAATCTGCCGGTACCGGGCGAGGAAGCCGACGAACCGCCAGCCGACACGGGCGACAAACTGGACGAAGCCGCATGAATCCGGACCAGCTTGCCGCACTCGGCCAGAACGCGCTGGCGTGGGCTCGGACGTTCACCGCGCTCAAGGCGGCGCTGATTGCCGAAGGTGTGACGCCGGATGAGGCGGTCCGTGTTGCTCGTGACACCACGTCGATCGCCGGTATGTACGAGGCTGACTCGGGCGAGCCGTGCCCACTGTGCGGAAAGTGACTGCCCTCGCCGTCCAACAGCTACCGCCGAAGTCCGGCCGGCCACGCTCGCGGTTCTACACGATCGCGCAGCGGATCGCGTCCAGGTTCGAGCCGGCCGTGGCCGCCGCGTTCCTGCGGTCGATCGAGCGGCTGATTGCGCACATTGACGAGGCCGACCTGTTGTCAGCGATTGCGAGCGGCAACCTCAACATGATCGCGGGCGCTGCCGGCGCCGGGCGGCTTGAAGGCTTCATCGGCACGGACGAAACGCTGCGGCGTGCGTTGGCCAACACGGCAGCCGCGACCGGCCGCGCGAGCGCCGAGATCCTGAGCGATGCGAGCGGGCTGGCGTTTCGGTTCAACGCCATCGACCCGAACGTGGTCATGTTCGCTCGCACGCAGACGGCGGAACTCGTCGTCGCGGTCGGTGAGGATGTGCGCGAGGCAATACGCATTGTCGTCGCGCTCGGCAACGAGGTCGGGCTGACGATTGAACAGCAGGCGCGCGCCATCCGTGAGGTTGTCGGTCTGCCGCCGAACTGGGCCAATGCGCCGCTCAACCTGCGTCGCGAGCTGGAAGCCGGCCGGTTCACCAACACGCGCCGACTGTCTGCCGTCGAGAAGGCGCAGATCCGCAAGCGCATCCGGGAAGGCACCGTAGACGAGGCGTTCATCTCGCGCATGGAACGCCGGTACGCCGAGAGCTTGCGCAACCGACGCGCGTTGAACATCGCGAGGACGGAAACACTGCGAGCGAGCCATCACGGCCAGCGGGTATCATGGCGACAGGCCACGCGTGACGGCGTGCTGCCGGCGACGGCGCGCAGAATGTTCATCGTGACACCCGACGACCGACTGCGCGAAACCCATGCCGCGGTGCCGGGCATGAACCCGGAAGGCGTTGGGCTGGATGAGCCATTCCGCACACCGCTCGGCCCGTTCCTCGACCCGCCGATCGAGCCGAATTGCAGGTGCGGTGTCGGGCTCGTTTTCCCGGGTCTGAGCGGCGTACTATGACTGAGCTTTCGCCACGCCAGACCGAGGTCGTCGAACTCGTGTGCGAGGGCCTGAGCAACAAGGCAATCGCGACCGAACTCGGCATTTCGCACGGCCGTGTGCGTCAGCAAGTCACCGCAATCGGCAAGAAGCTCCCGGGCACCGGCCCACCCCGCTGGCGCATCATGGCGTGGTACTTCCGGGTCCGCTCACACGCAGCATAGCCTACCCGTCACATCTGTTGTTACGAACATCTGAGTAGTCCCTATGCTGGGCCGTGTGCGCGCACCTTCCATCCATGGAGCGCGTAGACTTCGCAGTACAGGCGATCGGTGCCGGCCGTGACGATGAGTTCATGGGCCGACCGCATCGCGTGTTCCCCGCCGTGCTCGTCAAGTCGCAAGTCCTGCAAAACAATCTCGGCCGCACGTTCCTGCCCGCTGATGCCATCACGCCGGCATGGGCCGCAGCCGCCAACATGGCGCCGGTCCTGACGCTGCATCCGGAAAAGCGTGGCCAGCCGGTAAGCGGACGCGACCGCTCGATCCTGAACGCGAGTGGTGCCGGGTTCCTTTTGAACGTGCGCGCCGAGGGCGACGAACTGCGGGGCGACGTGTTCATCGACGCCGCACGCGCCGAGGCGATTGCCGACCTGAAGGTGATCCTCGCGAAGCTGGAGAAGGGCGAGCCGACCGAGCTGTCGACCGGCTTCCCCGTGTCGATCGAGGAAACGAAGGGCGCGCACAACGGCCGCGACTACGACCGCATCATCCGCCCGGCCGGTTTCGATCATCTCGCGATTTTCGCGACGGCGACCGGGGCGTGCTCGATCAAGGACGGTTGCGGGCTGGGGGTCAATCACTCCGGTGACTGTACGGTCGCTGAGTACGCGGGAGCGGGCGCCATGGACGATCCCCAGCCCGGTCGCCT